AATCGTTCAACATCCTTTAGGACAAGGCGGATTACAAACAGCCGTTGTTGATGACGCTAGAATCAAAAGAAGATGGAGATACTACGATTCAGTAGATGGTGCTCCAGGAACTTCACCATTCGTTTCATTAAGAGGCGGATCTGGTGACGAATTACACGTAGTCGTTATTGACGAAGACGGTGGTATTTCAGGAACTCCTGGCGAAGTTATTGAAACATTTAGTAAAGTGTCTAAAGCAAGTGATGCTAAAACAGCACAAGGCGATGACAACTATTATGTAAATGTTATTCAAAATAAATCTCAATACATCTATTGGACAGATCATAATGCTTCAGGATCAAATTGGGGAAATGCTGCTAGTGGAACATCTTTCACTAACGTAACAGTTCCAACAAGTCAATCACTTTCTGGTGGTTCTGACGGTTCTGCTGTAACAACTGGTCAGTTAAAAACAGCGTATGAAAAATTCCAAGACGCTGATACTGTAGATGTAGGGTTAATCATCGCTGGTCCTTCAGGAAGTACAACACACATTGATAACTTAATCACTATAGCTGAAAATAGAAAAGATGCTATTGTGTTTGCTTCACCTCAAAGATCAGACGTTGTAAACGTAACTAACTCAAACACTCAAACTACTAACGTTATTGATTTCTTCGATAACATTAGATCATCTTCATATGTCGTATTCGACAGTGGATACAAATATACTTACGACAGATACAGTGATGTATATAGATTTGTACCATTAAACGGAGATACTGCTGGTTTGGCTGCTAGAACTGATTTAGTTGCTGACGCTTGGTATTCACCAGCTGGCTTTAATAGAGGTATTATTAGAGGCGCTGTGAAACTGGCTTACAACCCAACAAAATCACAAAGAGATCAATTATATCCAAAAAGAATCAATCCAGTGACAACATTTCCTGGACAAGGTACTATCTTATTTGGAGATAAAACTGGTCTTTCTTCACCAAGTGCTTTTGATAGAATCAACGTAAGAAGATTGTTTATCGTATTAGAAAAGGCGATTGCAACTGCTTCTAAATTCCAACTCTTTGAGTTCAATGATGAATTTACAAGAGCTAACTTTAGAAACATTGTAGAACCTTTCCTAAGAGAAGTACAAGGTCGAAGAGGTATCACAGACTTTTTAGTAGTGTGTGATGAAACTAACAACACCGGCGAAGTAATTGACCGTAATGAGTTTATAGCAGAAATCTTTATTAAACCTGCTAGAAGTATTAACTTTATTACACTTCAATTCATCGCTACAAGAACAGGCGTGGCTTTTGAAGAAGTCGCTGGCGCTTAATAGTAGAGAAGGAGAAATAAAAAATGGCAAATATAAATGACTTCAAAGCTAAACTTGCTGGCGGTGGCGTAAGAGCCAATCAGTATAAGGTAACAATGCCTTTTCCTGGTTATGCCCAAGTTGGTGGCGAAACGGAAGAACTGGCTTTCTTATGTTCGGCAACTACTGTACCTGCTTTTACGGTAAATGACATAGCTGTTAACTTTAGAGGAAGACCAATCTACATTGCTGGAGATAGAACATTTGAAACGTGGACTATGACTGTACTAAATGATACAAATATGAAGTTGAGAAATGCTTTTGAAAGATGGCAGAATGGTATCAACAATATGTCTGATAATGAAGGATTAACAAATCCTGCTGATTATCAAACAGACGCATTTGTAGATCAATTAGACAGAAACGGTAATAATATCAAGTCTTATACATTAAGAGGTTGTTTTCCAACATCTATATCTAATATAGAGTTGAGTTATGAACAAGCTACAGGTATACAGACTTTTGGAGTGACATTAAGATTCCAATTTATGGAGTCCAATACTACTACTTAATATCTCATATAAGTATTAAGTACAGGAGAACAATATTATGGCTGAATTATTTGGATTTAGTATTACTAGAGCAAAAAAGCAACAAGATCCAAAACAAAGCTTTACAACCAAGCAAGCGGATGACGGTACTCAAACCGTCGCCGCTGGCGGGTATTTTGGTCAGTACCTTGATATGGAAGGTACTGCTAAAACAGAAGCGGACCTTATTAGACGATATAGAGAAATTTCCATCCATCCAGAATGTGATATGGCAGTTGAAGATATTGTTAATGAGGCAATTGTTGCTAATGAAATGAAAGACGCCGTAAGAGTAAATGTAGAAAATTTACCTTATGGAAAAGAAGTAAGAAAAAAAATCGAAGACGAATTTAGAGAAGTATTAAGACTATTAAGTTTTAGTACAAAAGGACACGACATTTTTAGAAGATGGTATGTTGATGGAAGAATTTTTTATCATAAAATCATAGATAGAAATAGTCCTAAAAAGGGTATTACTGAACTAAAATATATTGACCCTCGTAAAATCAAAAAGATAAGAGAGATTAGAAAAAAAAGACCTGATGGTCCTGTGCCTCACGGTCTATCTGTGGTTGATGAATTTGTTGAATATTTTTTATATAATGAAAGAGGTGTAGTAGGAACAACTTCAGGTATGGGTATTAAAATTGCTCCTGATACAATCGCATTTTGTCCAAGTGGGTTAATAGATCAAAATAAAAATATGGTCTTGTCTTATTTACATAAGGCAATTAAACCTGTCAATCAATTAAGAATGATTGAGGATGCTGCTGTAATTTATCGTATCGCAAGAGCGCCTGAAAGAAGAATATTTAAGATAGATGTAGGTAATTTACCTAAAGTAAAAGCTGAACAATATCTTAGAGATGTTATGGCTCGTTATAGAAATAAACTTGTTTATGACGCTTCTACAGGAGAAGTAAGAGATGATCGAAACTATATGTCAATGTTGGAAGACTTCTGGTTACCAAGTAGAGAAGGTGGCAGAGGCACTGATATTTCTACACTTCCTGGTGGTCAAAATTTAGGAGAAATAACAGATATAGAATATTTCCAAAAGAAATTATATCGTTCTTTAAATGTTCCAGTAAGTCGTTTAGAATCATCTACAGGATTTAATTTAGGAAGATCAACTGAAATTACAAGAGATGAACTTAAATTTACTAAGTTTGTTCAAAGATTAAGAAAGAAATTTACAGAACTCTTTAATGATATTTTAAGAACACAATTAATCTTAAAAGGCATTATTGCTGAAGAAGATTGGTCAATGATAAATCAATCTATTAACTATGACTTTTTACAAGATGGTCATTTTGCTGAATTAAAGCAAACAGAAATGTTAAGAGAAAGATTGGCATTAGCCAATGAAATGAGAGATTATGTTGGTAAATATTTCTCGGTAGAATATGTTAGAAAACACGTATTAAAACAAAATCAAAGAGATATTGAAGACATTGATAAACAAATCAAAAAAGAAATTGATGACGGAATTATTGCTGCTCCAACGGCACAAAATTCTGATATTGATAATTTATAAGGAGTAAAAAATGAGTGAAGAAGTAAAAAATTTTATTGACGCTTTGGCTGATGGAAAAAATGATGATGCTGGAGAAGCATTTAAAGACGCATTAAAAGTTAAAGTAGGTGACGCATTAGATAATCATAGAAAAGAATTAGCAGGTAATTTATTTAATGGACAAGTTGAAGTGCCTACTGAAGCATTGCCGTTTAGTGATCCAAAACCAGTGATTGCTGAACCAGGAACTTTTAACCAAGATGGATCTGTTTCTACAGGTAATGATGGACAGGCAGAAATAGATTTAACACAAGATAATGAAAATCAGTAATATTATAAAAGAAAACAAGTTAATTAATTCAAAGACTTATAATAGTCTTTCACCTTTAATGAAAGAGGCAGTAAAAGATATGTTTAAGATAATTGAAAATAAAGGCAATTTAATGTTAAATATAGAAAATGCTGTTGATAAAATTGCTGAATTTCATAACATAAACAAAAAAGAATTATATCAATACATTGAAAAAGAAACAAACGAACAATTAGGAGTTAAATAAATGGCAACGTTTATAATAAAAGGTTCTGCCACAACTAACGTATCAGATAATGATTTAGGTGGTGCTGTATTTGTTAGATGTGTGGCAACTGCTAATGCTCAAACACTTACACTAAAAGAAAACGGTGGTACTGTAACTCTAGGAACATCTTATTTTCATTTAGAAGGTGATGAAGCAATTATTGAAAAACATCCAACAGATGAAATAACATTTGCTGGATCAGTAGCAGCTGTTGGCTCACCAAGAAGTTAATTATGACCATATCTACAACTAAATTAGTTGATGATAGTTTTAAAACAATTACTACAGCAACTGGTATAGGAAATGAAACTGAACAATTAATTGTAGATACGTCAGAATTGTTAAATGCTTCAAGTGAACCTAAAGTTTCTATTGCTAATATTCAATTTGAAATTTTAGGAACAGGTAATGTTACTTTATTTTATCAAAACGATACTACAAAAAAAGTAGTAATAAGTGGTAGAGGAAATTACGGTTTAAAACCAGGAGAAATAAAAATTAAAGATACAATAGGTGATGTTTTACTTTCAAGTGATAGTAATGTTTCATCATACAATATTGTTTTAGAAACTCATAAAGAGGCAGGATTTAACTAATGGCAGATATAGTAACAACACAAACAATCGCTGACACATCAGGTGTAAAGTTTGTCACTAAATTAACAAACTTTTCTGATGGTACAGGTGAAACTTTAGTCAAAAAAGTTGACGCTTCAGAACTCACTTTTATGACTGAAGATGGTAATAGAAAAATATCAAAAATATGGTATTCTATCAACACGGCTAATAATAAGTCAGGTGTAGAAATTATTTGGGACGGAGCTACAGACGCAACTGCTGTATTCTTATCTGGCAACGGTTATTGGGATTTAAGACCAGCTGGAGACGAAATACCTAACAATGCTACAACACCAACTGGTGACGTATTGCTAAGTACAAAAAACTTTGCTAGTGGAGATAATTACACAATTATTATCGAGTTTAGATAAAAAAACTTATAAATAGTCTATACAAGAGAGAGAATTTATGAAGCTAATATCAGAAGAAATTTCTAACGCAGAATATCTTATCGAAGAAAAAGACGGTAAGAAAGAATATAAAATTAGAGGTATCTTTTTACAATCTGAAATAAAAAATAGAAATGGAAGAGTCTATTCAAAAGACGTACTTGACAAAGAAGTAAGAAGATATAACGCAGAATTTATCAATAAAAATAGAGCTTTTGGTGAGTTAGGTCATCCTGACGGACCAACAGTTAATTTGGAAAGAGTTTCACATATGATTAAAAAACTCTATCCAGATGGAAATAATTTTATTGGTGAAGCGAAGATAATGAATACACCGTATGGTAAGATTGTAAAAGGTCTTATTGACGAGGGTGCTCAATTAGGAGTATCATCTCGTGGTATGGGTTCATTAGAACAAAAAGGTGGTGTCAATTATGTCGGTAAAGACTTTTATTTGGCAACTGCTGCTGACATAGTCGCAGACCCTTCAGCTCCAGACGCTTTCGTTGAAGGCATTATGGAAAACAAAGAGTGGGTATGGGATAATGGAGTTTTAGTTGAAAAAGAGATAGAAGCTTGGAAACTAGAACTTATTAAGACAAAGAAAAGATCATTAGAAGAACAGAAACTCAAAATCTTCAATTCTTTTCTTAAAAAACTTTAATTTTATAAATATCTAGTAACAAAAGAGAAAAATAACTAGTTATTTTAATAAGGAGATTTCTCAATGGCCGAAACAGAAAAACAAGTAGAGGCGTTAGAAAAAGAAGTGAACGAAGCGAGTGCTAACCCACAAGCTGACGCACCGAAAAAGAATGCTGTAGCGGCAGAAACTTCTCATCTGAAAAATGATGCTGAAGATTTAGGTCCAGCAGTTGTTAAAGCAACTGACAGCAATCCTGACGCAACTAAAAAAGTTAGTCAAGTTTCTGACAAAGTATCTCAATCAAGTCAAGTGGCTGCCGAGCCATCTCACTTGAAGACTGCTAAAGAAGAAACTGAAAAATCGGATGATAAAGAGGGAAAAGAAATTAAAGCTGAAATGTCACACGACAAGAAAAAAGACGAAGTAAAAGAAGAGTCTTATGATGTCAAAGCTGACGTTGATGCTTTAGTGGGCGATTCTGATTTATCGGAAGAGTTTAAACAAAAAGCCGCTACTATTTTCGAGGCTGCTATCAAATCTAAAGTAAAAGCTGAAACAGCTAAATTAGAGGAAGAGTATGCTCAGAAATTAGAAGAAAATACTGAATCTTTCAAAGGTGAACTCGTTGAAAAAGTTGATTCATACTTGAACTATGTAGTTGAAGAATGGATGAAAGAAAACGAAATTGCTATCGAAAGAGGTATTAAAGGCGAGATCGCTGAAGACTTTATCAGTGGTCTTAAAAAGCTATTTGAAGATCACTATATTGATGTTCCAGATGAAAAATACAATGTCTTGGAAGATCAAGCTTCAAAAATCGAATCATTAGAAAAAAAACTTAACGAACAAATCGAAAAGAACGTTGAATTAAATTCGTTGAACAGTAACTTAAAAAGACAAGACATCATTGATGAATTGTCAAAAGATTTAACTGATACAGCGAAAGAAAAATTTGATGGACTTGTAGAGTCTGTTGAGTATTCTAGTGAGAAAGACTTTAGAAACAAAGTTGAAACTATTAAAGAATCATATTTTGGATCTAAAGAAGAAGTAAAAAGTGATATAGATGATGTAGCGGCAGGCGATGGCTTAACTGAACAAGTTGACCTATCGAATGCTATGGCTGCTTATACCGCCGCTATTACTAAAACAAAAGATATAAAAATATCTAAAAAATAATATAGAGGGAGAAAACAACAATGTTTTTATCTGAACAAGTAGAAAAAAAATGGCAGCCAGTCCTAGAGCATCCTGATTTACCAAAAATTACGGATTCTTACAGACGTGCCGTTACAAGCGTAATCCTTGAAAACCAAGAGAGAGCGCTAAGAGAAGATAATGCTTTCTTAAACGAAGCTGCTCCTGCTAACGCAACTAATGCTGGTGCTAACCCAATGGCAAATTGGGACCCAATTTTAATCTCGTTAGTAAGAAGAGCAATGCCAAATCTTATCGCATACGATATTTGTGGCGTACAACCAATGACAGGTCCTACAGGCTTGATCTTTGCTATGAGAAGCAAGTACACAACTCAATCTGGAAATGAAGCGTTATTTGACGAAGCAGACTCAGATTTCTCAAGCAGAAACAAAGCTGGTGACTCAACTTCAGGATCAGGCGTAACAGAACAAAGAGGTTCAAACCCAGCTGTTCTTAACGACTCACCTGCTACTGAATACACTAGAGGTCAAGGTATGACAACTGCTTATGCTGAGGCTTTAGGTGATTCATCTAACAACAGTTTTGCTGAAATGGCTTTCTCAATTGAGAAATCAACTGTTACAGCAAGAAGTAGAGCGTTAAAGGCTGAATACACTATGGAATTAGCACAAGACTTAAAAGCTATCCACGGTTTAGATGCTGAAACAGAACTTGCTAATATCTTATCTGCTGAAATCCTTGCGGAGATCAATAGAGAAGTAGTAAGAACTATTTACATCAATGCTGAAAAAGGTGCTTCAACAGCTGCTGGTGTTGCGATCAACACAACTACAGCTGGTGTCTTTGATTTAGATACAGACTCAAACGGAAGATGGTCAGTTGAGAGATTCAAAGGACTAATGTTCCAAGTAGAGAGAGAAGCTAATACTATCGCACAAAGAACAAGAAGAGGAAAAGGTAACATCATTATCTGTTCTTCAGATGTTGCTAGTGCTTTACAAATGGCTGGTGTATTAGATTACGCTCCTGCGTTAAACAACAATCTAAGCGTTGACGACACTGGTAATACTTTTGCTGGTGTATTAAACGGCAGATACAAAGTGTATATTGATCCATATTCAGCTAACCAAGCTGCTAAGCAATACTTTGTAGTAGGTTACAAAGGTACTTCACCTTATGACAGTGGTTTATTCTATTGTCCTTACGTTCCACTACAAATGGTAAGAGCTGTTGGACAAGACACTTTCCAACCGAAAATTGGGTTTAAAACCAGATATGGTTTACAAGCTAACCCATTTGCTGAAGCTGGTGTTTCTGACAATGCTATCATCAACGGTGCTGGTAATGCTAACGCAAACAGATACTACAGACGAGTACAAGTAACTAACTTGATGTAATCTGTTTAACAACAGTATATTTAAAAGGGCGACCCTCAAAAGTCGCCCTTTTTTTATGAGATAAATAAATGTATGAAAAAAGTTTTAATTCAATATCTTTACATATTTTTAATAGCAACAGTAATGTTGTTTGTTTTTACAATGTTAAGCGCCTGTGAAACAACAAAGGTTGATAAAACATTACCTATATGTGAAGAATTACAAATATCTACCGAAGAAAAACCTTGTAAAAAAAGAGAAAATGGTAATATAAACACAGTTATTAAAGCTTTAGAGAAATTAGGTGAATCAGGAACACTTCCTAATTAGTTTATAAATATTTAATAGGAGTTATAATGAATATTTTTGAAGGTGAAATGTATGTTTACAATTACTTTCCTACACACGTAGCAGAAACATATCTAAAAGATTATCAGACTATAAATTTAGATTTAATACCTAAAATTTATAATTTAAAAAAACAAACTTCACAAAAGATAGTTAGATCAAACACTGGCGGTTGGCATAGTTCAAGTGATTTAAATTATCGTCCTGAATTTAGAAAAATTTATAATAGCATATTAGAGGCTGTAAATGCATTTACTAAACAATTTGATTATGATGATAAGCAATATTATTTGGAAATTGAAAGTATGTGGAGTATTATAAATCAAAAATATAATTATAATGAAGTACATAGCCATAGCAGTGCGTTATGGTCTGGTGTTTATTATGTGAAAGCACCACAAGATTGTGGAAAGATTAATTTATTTGATCCGAGACCACAAGCACATTGTACTACACATCACACAAAATCAGAAAAATTATCTTCACTTAACTATACAAAAATTTCTTTTGAACCAAAAGATGGTAAGTGTTTAATATTTCCTGGTTGGTTACAACATAATGTAGAGCCAAATATGTCAGATGAAGATAGAATAATCATTTCTTTTAATATAGAACAATCTAAAAAAATTATATAAATATATGTATGACAACAACAAATAGTTTTAATAGACAACCTACTAAATTAGATTATGCGTCTCCAACGCAGTTTAAATTTAATATATTCAAACTACCAAAAGTAGAATATTTTTGTACGTCTGTTAATTTACCAGGAATATCTTTAAATACAGTTACACAACCTACACCTTTAAAACCTATACCCATACCTGGTGAAGGATTAAAGTATGAGATATTAAAAATGACTTTTATTGTAGATGAAAATTTTGAAAACTACCAAGAGATACACGGATGGTTAGTGGGTCTTGGTTTTCCACGAGATCATTCAGAATTTAGAAATTTAGCACTTTCAGGTAATGATAGATTTCCTGGTTCAAGTCAACCGTTTAGTAGTGAAATTGGTAAAGTAAAGTATGGATCTGCTAATCCTGGAGGCATATTATCAGACGCAACTTTAACAACTTTAACAAGTAAAAATAATCCACAATTAGAAATCAGATTTAGAGATTTGTTTCCAACAGGTCTTACAGGATTACAATTTACACAACAAACTGGTGATATTAATTACTTAACAGCAGAAGTAGAATTTGAATATTCAATATATGAATTTGCTACAGTAGGATCATCAACAACAAGCGTAACAACATCATAAACTTTACTTTTTAAGTATTTTGTGATATAATATATATTATGGAGATATTATGGATTTAGAACAATTACAAGAACAAGTTGATAAAGATTTGAAGATTAATGATACTGAATTAGATTTAGAATCACTCAAAACTCCTCAACTTCATAACAAATATATGAAACATTTAACTAAGTTTAAGTTAATGTTAAGTCGTGCTGAAAGTGAATATAATACTTTAAAAAGAGATAAGTGGGAATATTATACTGGTAAATCTCCTGCTGAAATATATGCTCAAAAACCTTTCGATTTAAAAATTTTAAAAACAGATATAGACAAATATTTGGAAGCAGATGAAGACTTACAAAAACAAAAACAAAAAGTAGATTATTTAAACGCAGTAGTAGATTTTTTAGATAGGACTATACGACTAATTTCAAATAGAGGATTCACTATTAAAAACGCAATAGATTGGCGTAAGTTTACTAGTGGAGCAATATAATGCATTTAAGAAATTCTTATTATTATTATCAAGGACTTTTAACACCTGAAATATGTAAAAAAATAATTAATTATGGATTAAATCAAATTAAAGATGAAGAGTCAAGAGGAATTGATACATCTGGTATTACATTTGATAGAACACATAAAGGCGGAAAAACAAATAGAGATATTTCTTTTGGATCTAAAACAGTTCAACAAATTATTAAAGAGTACGGAAAAGAAGCATTAAAAGAAAGAACATTTATAAGAGATAGTAACGTTACTTTTTTAGACATAAAAGAAATAAATGACATTGTTTGGCCAATAATACATAGAGGAAATTATGATGCTGGTTGGAATTTTGATATTGATTTTATGGAATCTTTACAGTTTACAGTTTATAAACCTGGACAATTTTATGGTTGGCATTCTGATGGTGGATCTGATAAATTTTCAGCTTATAAAAAACTTATTCCAGGAGTTAGAAGTCAATCTAAAGCTGAAGAAGCTCAATATGTTCCTAAAGATGAATTAGTTGGTAAAGTAAGAAAAATTAGTGCTACAATAAATTTAAATTTACCAGGAGAATATGAAGGCGGAAATTTAAAATTTGATTTCGGAGATCATACGACTGACAGATACCACGAAGTTACAGAAATAAGACCACAAGGATCAATAATTGTTTTTCCTTCTTTTTTAAAACATCAAGTGACACCTGTAACTAAAGGAACTAGATATTCTTTGGTTGCCTGGACAGTGGGGAGACCTTTTAGATAATGACTGAAACTGCCAAAACATTTTTTGATAAAAACAAATATGTTTTATTAACAAACTTCTTATCAAAAGAAACATCTCATTTGTTATATGAACATACAAAATTGTCTGCTACAAAGTTTTCTGTTATTAATGAAAATTTAAATTTATATCCTGATTATAAAAAACTTATTGAAAATGAAGTATTTGGAACATTTACTGATGGTCACGTTAATGAAGCATTTTCATATTATGGTGATACAATTATGGATACCATATTAAAAGTAAATTTAAATAGAATTACAAATACTATTGGAATAGATTTATTACCTACATACACATATTATAGAATTTATTTTAATGGTAATGAGTTAGAAAGACATATTGATAGAGAGTCTTGTGAAATATCTGGTACATTATGTCTAGGATATGATGTAAGTAATGTTGATAGTAAAGTTTATCCTAACTATAGTTGGCCGATGTATATTAAAACAATAGATGGAAAAGAGTTGCCTGTAAAAATGAATCCAGGAGATTTATTAATATATCGTGGTTGTGATATTGAACATTGGAGAGAACCTTTTCCAGGCATAAATCATTCACAACTCTTTTTACATACTGCTAATGTAAACAATAATCTTTTATTAAACGATAGTCGTCCTTCATTAGGTTTACCAGCAGAATTTAGTTTAAGAGATCCTACACATCCACTTAACATAAAATTAAAAAAGTAATTTTATGACAACGATTCGATATCTTATCATAGATAAAAAAAACGAAGTCTATTTAAAAATAGAAGCAGACGCTGATATTAGACGTGAACTTGGAGAATACTTTACGTTTGAAGTGCCTGGTTTTAAGTTTATGCCACAATATCGTAATAGAGTTTGGGATGGTAAAATAAGATTATTCAGTTATGCCACAGGACAAATATATGCTGGTTTATATCCATATATCTTAAATTGGTGTAAAGAAAATAATGTACAAGTTGTAGATGGAACTAAAATAAAAGATGTAGAAGTATCTGATAAAAAGATAGATGATTTTATTAAAGCATTAAAAGTTCCTTTAGAAATAAGAGATTATCAAAAAGAAGCGTTTAAACATTCTGTAGAAAAATCACGTTGTTTGTTAGTATCTCCTACTGCCTCTGGCAAATCTTTAATTATATACTTAATGCTAATCTTTAATTTACTTAGATTAAAAGATACTAAACAAGATAAGATACTTATTATCGTACCAACTACATCACTAGTAGAACAATTGTTTAAAGATTTTAAAGACTATGGATATAATAGTGATCGTAATGTACATAGAATATATCAAGGACACGATAAAGAAACAAACAAAAGAGTAATTATATCTACTTGGCAATCTATCTACAACCTACCAAAAAAGTGGTTTAAACAGTTTGGTATGGTCATAGGTGACGAAGCACACTTATTTAAAGCTGTTAGTCTGTCAAAAATTATGACTAAATTAGAAACTTGTAAATATAGAATAGGACTTACAGGTACTTTAGATGGTACAAAGACACACAAACTTGTATTAGAGGGTTTATTTGGTACTGTAAATAAAGTTGTATCAACAAGTGAATTACAAGAAAAGAAACAACTTGCTGACTTAAAAATAATGTGTTTAATATTACAACACGATTCAACTGCTCGTCATTTTATAAAAGATAAAACATACCAAGAAGAAATGGATTTTTTAGTTTCTAATGAAAAAAGAAATAAATATATAAGAAATCTTTGTTTGTCTTTACAAGGCAATTCGCTGTGTCTATTTCAATACGTTGAAAAACACGGTGTGATACTCAAACAATTAATTGAAGAAAAAGCACAAGATCGTAAAGTGTTTTTTGTTCACGGAGGTGTAGAGGCAGATGAAAGAGAAAATATTAGGGCGATTACAGAAAAGTCCGAAAATGCTATCATTATTGCCAGTTACGGCACTTTTTCTACTGGCATTAACATTAGGAATCTCCATAATATTGTATTTGCTAGTCCTAGCAAAAGTCGTATCAGGAATCTTCAATCTATTGGTCGTGGTCTTCGGTTAAAAGATAATAATTCTGGTGCTACGTTATATGATATTTCAGATGATTTAACTTATAACGAAAAAGAAAATTACACTTTAGCACACTTTAGAGAAAGAATAAATATATACAATAGTGAAGAATTTAATTATGAAATACATAATATAGAACTAAAACTATGACCACACAAGAATTAGAAATAAAAATAATTAAACTAATTAATGGTGATGACATTGTTTGTGCTTTTCCTTCTAACCAACTTCCAGACAAATCTCCTTTAATGAGATTAGTTAAACCACTTCAAATTAAATATGTTCCTCAATTAACACCAGAAGGATTTAAAGATTACATAGCACTTATTAAATGGGCTGCCTATACACCTGATACAATGGTAACTATTCCAAAAGATAAAATTATGACCATTGTAAATGCCAGTGATGAAATGAAAAAAAGTTATATTCATATTGCTTCAACTTATGATAGTTTAAAGCCACCTACCCGAGATGATAGAAAATATAAACAAGAGAAATTTAGTGAACAAGAAAATGATGAATTAAATGAATTATTTGATGAGTTTAGAGATACTAAAGATACTATACACTAGTTAGCAAATCATTCTCTACACGCTCAATTATATACAAATTTTTGTAAAAGTCAATGCTGATTTATGAAAGAAAATAAAAAAAGTGAATGGATGTAGAACTCTTAAAACATTGACTTTTTTAATGAAAGGTGATATATTAATAGAATGAATACTAAAACAAAAAAAGAGCATTATGTAAACAACGCAGAATTTTTAGAGGCTATGAAAGTCTATAGAAAGCGTTGTAACGAAGCAAAAAAAGCAGGAAAATCAAAACCTCCAGTTGATAACTATTTAGGAAGTTGTTTTTTAAAAATAGCAAATCATTTAAGTTATAGACCTAATTTTATTAATTACACATTTAGAGATGATATGATAAGTGATGGTATTGAAAATTGTTTAC